TGATTGACGCAAGTCGGGAACTCATCGCCAAGAGCGCCAACGGCGCCCCTGGCTTTGACGTCTCGCTGTTCAATGATTCTGACCGCATCAGCCTTTGGGCTCCCTTCGAGGTGCTTGAGAAAGCCGCGAAGGAAGACCCGAAGCTCGGCTACATCGCTGGCATCGCCACGACTGAAGCCCCTGACGCGGACGGCGACATTGTGCTGACCGATGGAATCGACTGGAGCTACTTCGTTGGCGACAAGGACAACGAAGGGAAAGGTTTCCTCATCGACGAACATCCTGTTGGCAATCACAACGTCGTAGGGTATCCACTCTCTGTGAGCACCGTGACTGTGCAGAACGGGGAGGAGATGATCAAAGGGGCCAAGGTCAAAGGCGCGCTCTACCTTGAGGACCGCCGGGGTGCCGAGCTCTACCAGAAGGCGTGCACGATGAAGCGCGCTGGTGGAGACCGGAAGCTGGGCTTCAGCATTGAAGGCTCGGTGAAACCCGGCGGTCGGAAGGGGCGGGTCGTCGAGAAGTCGCAGGTCAAGTGGCTTGCGATTACGGCGGCGCCGAAGAACGAACTCTCGTGGTGGGAGCCGGTGGCAAAGTCGCTGTTCACGGCCGCTGGTCACTCGCTGTCGAAATCAGACACGACCACCAAGCATGTCCTCGACACGGCGTCTGTCGTCCTGAGCAAGCTCAGCGGCAATGTCAACATTGACCAGATGGCTGAGATGCTGGTCATCCGTCTCCTGAAGTCCAACCAAGACATGTCTTGGAAGGATGCTGTGAGCGTCCTTCAGCATGTGCTGAAGACGGTGTCCTCGCCCACCGCACCGCAGTCCGTGCGTGGTTGAAGCAAGGTAGTTCAACTGTGCTCGACTGAGCACCTTCACGAAGGCAGTCTTATGATGAAAGCAAGTGAGCTTCAGAAGCTGTTGGGTGACGTTGACGGTGCGGGCGACATCATCGCTCGCCGCATCGCTGATGGTACCCTTGAGAATGACCTGGGCACCCAGCCCATCTTCAAGTCGGACGTCGTTGCGGCGCTCTACTCGGACCTGTCGGCCGCCATCGAGCGTCTCGGCAAGATGCCCGAGGCTTCGCCCGCGCGCACGAACGACCGCGCCCAGCGCCTCGCCAAGTCGGCGGCCGCTGAGAACGCGCCGGAGGTTGTGGGTGCTGTGACCGACCTCGCGTCGGCCATTGACAACGTTGAGAAGGCTACCGTCGAGAACGCTGCGGCGCTCGCGAAGGGTATCGTCAAGCTCGCCGAGGCCGCCACCACCTCGCTGAAGGGTCTTGTCGAGATGGCCGCCCGCTTCGGCGCCCTTGAGGACAAGGTCACCGAGCTCCACAAGGGCTTCTCCACCACGGCCGTCGCCCCCGCCGGCGTCGCCGCTGTCGTCGCCCCCACCCCGCTCGACGCTGCTCCGGCTGCGAACCTTGCCAAGGGTGAGGCTTTCGACATGGAGAAGTACGAGGCCGACTTCGAGCGCGCCAACGCCCTCATCAAGGGCGCCATGCAGAAGCTCTCCCCGTCTGAGCAGACTGGTGCGCAGGGCGCTCGCCTCGCGGCTGCCTCGACGGCTCTCACCTTTGGCCACAAAACCCCTGCCGACATTCTCGTCGAGCTCGGACTTCAGTGAGGTAAGTCATGAGTATGAGTCCCGACCAGCTTCTCCTTGCCCTTGACCGCCTCCAGTCCCTCGCGGCTCGCGGTGGTGACGTGCAGATCGCTGAGCTTCGCCAGCTCCAGCACGCCCTCAACCAGAACATGCTCAAGTCGCATGCCGAGCTCCGTAAGGCTGGCGTCGGCTACCCGCTTCAGGGTATGCCGTTCGACAGCTCGACGGTCCCGGGCGGCTCGTACGCTCCGCTGGTTCCCCAGAGCATCCAGCCCATCATCGACAACGCGACCTTCACCGAGGACACCCTGGTGTTCTGGAAGATGCTCGCGAAGCAGTCGGTGACCACGCCGGTGCTTGAGTGGGTCCGCCGGAAGAGCTACGGTGGTACCGCTACCTCGCCGTTCATCGCGGAAGGCGGCGTTCCGGCCATCACGCAGTCCGAGTTCGACCGTAACGTGGTCCGCATGAAGTACATGGCGGTCTTCCGCCAGGTCACCGACGTGCTGGCCAACACCCAGCTCCTCGGCAACATCGGCCAGGCCCGTGCGCTTGAGGCGTCGGACGGCGCGGTCGAGCTGCTTTTCCGTCAGGAGAAGTTCCTCTTCCACGCTGACAGCGCGGTCAACCCCCTTGAGTACGACGGTCTCATCTCGTCCATCGAGAAGGGCGCTCCCCAGAACGTCTTCGACGCCGAGGGTGCTACCATCTCGGGTCAGGAGCTCCAGGAGATCATCGGTCAGCTCGTGTCGGCGCCTAACTACGCCACCCCGACCCACGTGCTGATGTCGCCCCGCCACTACGCTTGGTACCAGAACTCGCTTCTGCCCTTCAAGCGTGGCGACCTCGCGGTCAACGGCCCGCTCACGTTCAACACGCAGGGTATCTCTGTGGGTTGGTCGCGCGGCTCGGTGCCCCTCACCGAGGTTGTGCACATGGCGTGGGACGAGCATCCCATCCTCCGCACGCAGGGCGACGGTCCTCCGCTCAGCACGCTCGGCGTGACTGTCGCGGCTGACCCGGCCGATGCCGACAGCAAGTGGCGCGCTCAGGACGTTGCCGGCCTGAAGTTCTGCTACACGCTTGAGGCCGTTGGTGACCAGGGCGCGACCCGCCTCGGCTCGACCGCTCCGCTGCAGATTGCTGCTGGTGGCGCCGCTGAGATCACCGTCAACGACGACTCCGTCGCCGCTGCCGGTACGGGCTCGGTCCGCTACTACAACATCTTCCGCGCTGCCGTGGCCTCGTCCGAGAGCGCCGCTCCGTCCGACCCGCGCAAGTACTACTTCTGCGGCCGTGCGACGCGCAACCTCAGTGGTGACACGGTGATTGTGGACCGCAACCTCACGCGGCCCAACACCTCGCCGATCGTCATCATCCAGAACCGCCCGGACGTGCTTGAGTGGCGCGAGTTCCTCTCGACCACCATGCGCCCCATCACCCTCTCGCGTACGACGCTTGAGCAGTTCCTGCTCATGATGTTCGGCGCCCTGAAGGTGTCGGTCCCGACCAAGATGTTCCTCATCAAGAACGTCGGGTACGGTTGATTCTGGTGACTATCGGAAACATCCGGTAGGGTGAGGGGCGGCTTCGGTCGCCCCTTTTCTTTTGAGGAGTACATATGAAAGTTCGACACAAGAAGCTGCGCCACGGCTCCATCGCGTGCGGTCCCCTGCGCTTCACTATCAACGAGAAGGGGTTCCTCGTGCCCGACCCTACGCCAGACAACTGGCGCATGCTGGTCACGGCACATGCGTACCTTGAGATTGTGGAGCGCGACCCGCCGCCCGTGGCGGAGGCAGCCGCACCCGCGCCGGTCATGGCCGAGGAGCAGTACGAGGAGCCTGCCGCTCCTGAGGCGCCCGCCGAGGAACAGTACGAGCCGCCTGCCGAGGAAGATGAGGCCGACGAGAGCGAGGCCATCTTCAGCGATGACGTCGACCCCGATGCAGAGGAAGTCGAGGCAGGCCAGTACTCGGCACTGTCCCTTGACGAACTGCGTACGCTCTGCCGTGAGCGCGGGATTCGCACGGCACGCGTGAACAAGGCAGACTTGATCTCGCTGCTCAACGCCGCCGACCTCGGAGTTTGAACCAATGGCCGTCACCGACATCGTAACGCCGGACTACCTGCGCACGCGCATCCTCGATGGAGTGGTGACACTGCTGACAGAGCGGGGCACCACGCTGTCGGACGACGGCCTATGGGCGAAGATTGATGAAGCCGTGGGGCTGCTCGAATCTGAGTTCGGGCTGGCCCTGCGGCAGACTCAGTACTCTGAGGACATTGACCGCACGCGCATCACGCAGTTCTCTGACGAGGGCTTCCAGATTCAGACCTCCCTGAAGCGCCCGATTCAGCAGGTCAACAAGCTCAGCATCATGGTCGGCAACCTTGAGTGGTACGACCTGCCGAAGGAGTGGGTGTGGGTAGCCTCGTCCAATCAGGGGCAGGTCCACATCATCCCGTCAAGCCAGGGCCCGGTGCGCCTGCAGGCCAACAACCGTGCGTACCTCTACACCGCCACCGCGTCCTCGGGCTACGTCCCTGGCATGTACGCCATCAACTACCGCGCAGGCTTCGAGAAGGACCTGCCGGGCTCGCACGCAGCGGTCGGTCCGGTGGCCCCCGCCACGACGGGCAGCCGCACGGTCACCGTCAGCGGGCTCGACAGCACCGACCTCCGCACCATCATGTCGGCCGGTGACTGGGTGCTGCTGGGTGCTGAGGCCTACCGCGTCGCCTCGGTGCAGCAGTCCACCTACACGCTGACGACCGGTGCTCGTGCGTCGTTCACGGGCACGGCGGTGGCCATGCGCTACGATGCGGACATCCTGCAGTTCATCGGCTACTCGGCTGCCATGGGCATTCTCGCCAGCTTTGGCGCCGTGCTCTACGGTGCCGGCGTCACGGGCACAAGCCTGACGCTCGACGGCATGTCGCAGAGCAACAGCATCAACCCGCGCGGCGTCTTCGCCAACCTCATCGACTCGTACCGCGAGAAGGTGAAGAACTCCAAAGAGGCCATCTACTCG